GGCTCGGAAGCGTAAATACACAGGCACTAGCGACGGAGCAGCCCCAGGCAAACGGGCTGGCACAGAGGAGTTCGTCAAACAGGTAGCCAAACTCACGGGCGGTGCGTTGTGGAACAACGGCACCTGGGTCGTGCGCAACAAGCGCGGTAAAGAATCGTTGTCCGTTCATGCCACCGGCAGGGCAATGGACTTGTCCTACCGCAAGACTGTCTCCAAAGGTAAGCCAGATGGCAGAGAACACGCACGGGAACTAATCAAACTTCTCGTAGCGAACAACGAAGAACTCGGCATCGAGATGATCCTCGACTACTTTCCAGTTCCGCATGGACGTGGCTGGCGTTGCGACCGGCAAGCTTGGACCAAGTACACACGCCACACGATCACCGGTGCGCCCGGTGGCGACTGGATACACATAGAAATCTCACCCAAAATGGCGGACTCACCACAGGCAGTGAAGGCCGCCTTTGCTAAGGTGAAACTGATTTGAAATGGACATGGCTACCGCAAGCATCATCGTTGCTACCATTACGGCTGTTGGTGGAATCATTGTCGCGGTAATCAACAAGTTCCGCAAAGAAAACCAGACCGACCACCAAGTCGTCATGGGTATTCTCCACGTCGTACGCAAATCCCAGCAACGGGTAGAGGACAAAGTGGACCGAGTTGACGAACGACTAGATAAGCACCTAGAGTTTCACCTCGACGGAGGAATGCTTGACAATGAGCGAACAATACACAAGAATGGAATTGAGGCAACTCGCGAAGTTTCTTCGTAAGGTATACCCAGGGGCGTCTGACCAAGACGAACTCTGGTTTCTAATAGAGAAAACAGAACAACTAATTAGCAAGGGGAAACATGCAACAGCAAGCCGCAGGCGCGGAGATAATTAGCGAGGCATTTAACCTCGTTACCGGTGATCGGCAAAACGATTACAACCACCCGCTAGACGATTACACCAGAACAGCAGATATCTTCCGGGCAATGACCGGCATCAAACTCACCGCCGAAGAGGCAGTGATGTTCATGATTGCCGTCAAGTTGTCACGGTTGAGCAATGAAATCAAAAAGGCGCTTGACGTACCGGACAACACGCGAGATGCCATTGGATACTTGGGTTGTCTCAACATGATAAGGAGGACTCGTCGTGGGATTCCTGACTGAAACAAAACAGCAGATACGTGCGGGCGGTCGGGGCCGCACGAAGATAGACGAAGTAAGAAAGAAGATGCCACCAAAAGATTTCCAGGAGTTTGAGCAAGCCGTACGTGACAGGGATATTCCTTGCCCTGCCATTTCTAGGGCGCTCAAGAAGCGTGGAATCGATTGTGCAGCAAACACCATTTGGCAGTACCGGGAGGAGATTCTCAATGACAATAAGTGACGAAGCAAGGGCCGAACAAGAGATAGCCGATCTAAAGCGTGCGTTGGAGAATGCCCAACGTGCAGCAGCAAGAGCAAAGAAAAAGACCGAAGACTTGGTTGAAGCTGTCTACCAGGGTGCACGCGCAGCAGCGTTAGTGCAACCTCGAATCAAGGTAAAGCCAGCGCCAAAGCGCATTAGACGGGGTAAGCCGGAGGTTGCAGTAGTGCACCTAACGGACTGGCAAGCAGGAAAGGTGTCCGTGTCCTACAACTTGGAGGTGTTGCGCAAGCGCATTGACCAGATGGTGGACAAGGTTATGAGCCTTACCGACATTCAGCGTGCCCATCATCCAGTATCAGACTGCGTTCTTATCTTGGGTGGCGACATGGTTGAGGGACTTACGGTGTTCCCCGGACAACAGTATGAAGTTGAAGCCCATCTGTTTGAGCAGATGTTCACGGTTGCCAACATCATCGAGTCAACGGTGCACAGACTTTCTGGTTACTTCAAGAACGTGCATGTTGTCTGCGAGTACGGCAACCACGGGCGCATTGGACGCAAAGGCGACATGCCGGGTTCGGACAACGTAGATCGCATGGCATATCAGATTGCCTCCGAGCGTTGTTCGCACCTCAAGAACGTGACATGGCAGCAGTCTGCTGACTGGTACCAAGTTGCGACCATTGGCAACTACAGGATGCTGGTGGTGCATGGCGACGAGATTCCATCGTTTGGTGGTCAGACTCCGGCGTATTCAATTCTGCGCAAGTGCAACGCATGGGCCACGTTCATGGATTTCAACGACGCAATCATGGGTCACTTCCATACCCCGATCAACCTAACCATGGCTAATGGCGGGCGCATCTGGGTTACTGGAAGCCCAGAGTCGGACAACCAATACGCCAAGAGCTTTGTGGCTGCGGTTGGAAAACCCAGCCAAAGACTGATGTTTGTTGATCCGGACAAGGGCAGGGTAACCTGCGAGTATGTCTGCTGGCTCGATTAGTCCCTCTCCCTGGGCCCTTGTGGCGATTCATTGGATCGACGCATTCGATTCATCCAATGGCTGGATAAGCATCAAGGAATACAAAGCCAAGCCACAACACGTAGTTTCGGTTGGTTGGCTATGGCCTGACTTGCTCGAGGATTACGTATCGGTAACTTGTTCTTATTGCCCGGACGAAGATCCGGAGCCCGACACCATTGGCATGATTACCCACATCCCCGTGGGCATGGTGCAAAAAATAATAAACCTTGGTACACCCCTTTTCTAGGTTGTGAACATCGGCAACCACCGCTAAGGTGGAGTCCGACCCGAATACAAACAACGAGGAGGACAGATGCATTACCGCATACCCAAACGCGACCGAGCCAACTGGCTTGTTGACAGGTGGATTAATGAGCGAGGCGAAAAGCGCATAGCCGCTTCGTCGTCTGCCGCAGTGCACAACGAGCACCAATATGTCAGTGCTGCCGACTTGGCAGTTGAACTATTGGCGGATGCGCCACCGCAACCAAAGGAAACCAATTCGGCCATGGATCGGGGCATTCGTCTTGAACCACCCATCAGGCAATGGGCGTCCGACATCATCGGCAAGAAACTCCACGAACCATCGGAGCTGTATTGTTACGAAGAACCCGGGGTCAGGCTTATTGCCACCATCGACTCAATGACCGAGGACGGCAAGGTTTACGAACAAAAGACCATGAACAAGATCTGGCGGGGTCAACTCTCCGGACACTGGTATTGGCAAGGCGTACAACAAGCCATTTGTTGTGACGTGGACGAGATTACCTGGGTCATCTTTGACTCAACTCTCGAGCTGACGTTTTACACCCAGCGCGTAACCAGCGACGAGAAGCGTATGCACATCGAAAAGTGCCGACAATTCTTGGCCTTCATTGACATGGGCATAGTGCCCGACAATGTGGTGATGGAGTACGAACACGTAGCCAAGCGTTATCCCGAAGGCAGGGGTGGCGTAGACAATACGAAAGAATTGGGACCACAGGCTCTCGACGCACTGGAGCGCTACCTGCTCGCAAAGGAACAGGTCAGAGTGTGCGAGGTGGCCGAGTCACTGGCCAAGGCGGAGTTGTGCGACATGATGGGCGACTCTGAGTTTGGAACAGTACAAGACGAGCTTGTGTGCACGTGGAGAAACTCCAGTCGCACAACGTTTGACACCAAGAAGTTCGAGGCGGAGCATCCAGCTCTGGCCGCGAAATACAAGAAACAATCCAACTACCGCACTTTCCGTGTGACCAACAAGGAGAAATAATCATGAGATTCAATCTGGACAACTACGAGACAGTAGAGGCACGACTCGCCAAGTTCTGGGAGGACTGCCCCAACGGTCAGATCTTTACCTCGATTCACCACTACGACGACAACCGGGTGGTATTCAAGGCCGAGGTTTACAAGGACATCAGTGACCCACGCCCGGTGGCTACTGGCTTTGCCGAAGAGGTGCGTGACGCTAGCCCAGTGAACCGCACGTCTCACGTCGAGAACGCAGAGACGAGTTCAATCGGAAGGGCGTTGGCCAACTGGCGCTATGCATCCAAGACCCAGCCACGGCCTAGCCGTCAGGAGATGGAGAAGGTGCAGCGCATGACGGAGCAGCCAAAGCCGGAACGGCTGACCGCTGACTTTGTTACCAAGTTTCGTGAAGCCTGCGCCAAGAAAGGCGTAGACCCGCAAGATGTGGCAAAGCAGGCTGGCGTGGACATGAATGAATTGAAAGACAGCGATGCGCCAAAGCTGCGTGACGCATTCAAGTCGCTGTCTACAGCTCCGGCACAAGCGCAGGAGCAGGCCAAAAAACAGGTGGCCTCGTTCATGGAGCAGATGATTCAGGATGCGTTCCCCAGTTCCCAAGAGGTTAAGGTTGAAATCTCGGACCCTGATGCACCATCAACCAAGTCGCAAGTTGGCAGGATACGTGCACAACTACAGGGCAAGGGATGTATGTCCTATACGGACAAGCTCGAGAAGGTGCAGGATTTACTCAACATGCCAGACCTCAAAAAGATTGAACACCTAACCAAAGGCCAGGCATCACGACTCATTGACCTCATCGAGGAAATGAAGTGACCGATGAACGCAAAGGCGAATGTCAAGGCAACAGGGACAAATGTTCCCTGGACAACTGCCCGCTGTTTGGCACTCTGGGACGACCCGACCGTCGTGGCGTACGCCGAATTAGAGGGTGTGCCGATCCTGCCGCTCGCGGTCGTAGAAATCGGACTAAAGGGGATGCGAAGGCGCGTCGTGCCCGTAAAAAGTTGGGGTTGGGCGGTCACCTTACACGTCACGAGGAGAACTGGGGTGGTGCTTTTCGTACCGAGATCAAAGCAGGCTTGCAGGTCGGTCCGATTGCTACCCGTTTCTACGCCGCTAAAGCCCAGTCTGATGCGGCGAAGGCGTTGGGCGACATTCGCCCGTTCGTAATGGTGGCGATGCCGGATGGCACTACTCGTGGCATTGTGCTTATGGATTTGGACGAGTTCAGTGAACTTGTTGCCTTGATTAGTCATGACGCAACTTGACATTTTTGCGTCATCCACAACTGGGTATTCGGTTCATGTTGTTGAATCAAAACAAACTTATGATTATTTACGCAACATTCACTACGCACATCGAATCCCGTCCATTTCCTATGCGTATGGATTGTTTGAAAACGGAGAGATGGTGGGCGTGGTGACCTATGGGACTCCCGCTAGTTCAACTTTGTGCAAAGGCGTGTGCGGTGTGGAATGGCAAAGTCATGTGGTGGAACTAAACAGATTGGTTTTGAAAAACAATAAACCGAACGAGGCAAGCAGATTGGTTGCTGGGTCACTCAAGCTTTTACCGTCACCTAAAATCGTGGTATCTTTTGCCGATACAGCTCAGTCGCATGTTGGGTTTGTTTATCAGGCAACAAACTTTATTTACACTGGCCTATCTGCGAAGTTCCGTGATCCGCGGGTCAGAGGATTGGAACACCAGCATCATGCCACTTACGCTCACGGACTAACAAATAAACAGGTTATTGAAAAGTATGGAGCGGAGAACGTGTACTTTGTGGATAGGTCCAGGAAACATCGTTACGTTTATTTTGTTGGCTCAAAGAAAGAAAAGCGTCAAATGATGGACGCATTACGTTATCAAGTATTGCCGTATCCAAAATGATTGCTGTGCATACCAACTTGTGTGACTTCAGTGACCTTGTTAGTCTGCTTGCGTGAGACTGTATTTCGGGCGTAGTCCCGACGACGCAACCGAAATCGAACAGCAAGTCCAAAACTTTGAGGCTGCCACCTGTGTTATCGGGATGG